CCGTTTCGGGCCGCGCCGCCGTCTCGCTCGCCCAGCCCGACGGCGTGCCGCCGGTCGTGACCAGCTTGCGATACCCCGCCGAGCCGACCGTCACGACATTGGCGATGCCGCGGATGGGCGAGACGTTGCGCAGCACCGACCCGATCGCCGCGTCGATCTCACGCGGGACGGCAAAGCCGCCGCTGTCGCCGGTGGTGCCGGTAAAGGCCTTCAGCTCGACGGTGGTGCCGCTGCGCACATAACCGTCGAAAGCGCCGCTGCTCTTGCGCGCGCCGTCCAGCACGGGCCGTTCGATCACGTCCATATCATTCCCCCTTGGTAAAAATCTGAATCACGCGGGCAAGCGGCTGCATCGGCACCGTCACCAGGCTGATCTCGATAAGTTCGGCCGACAGGATGGCGCGGGCCGCCCCCTGATGGACGACGCGCGGCCGGTAGCCGACCGACAGCCCCGCCACCGCGCCGGAGCGGACCAAAGCGGCGAGCGCGGGGTCGTCGACCGTACCCTCGACCGACAGGCCCGTATCGTCCTCCGCCATGGCGGTGATGCGGCCCATCGCCGCGCCGCGATGCTGCCAGAGCAGCGGCACCTGGTCGGCGCCCGCAAAGGCCCCGCGTCGCATCACGTCGCCCGCCCGGTCCATCCGGTCCCAGATCGCGGCATAGCCGGTGAAGGAGAGGCTCATTTCAGCCAATCCTCCATCCCCAGCCGCATCGCGATCCCCGCCAGCAGCAGCGCCCCAAGCAACCGCGTCAGCCAGCCGACCGCGCTTTTCCACACCGACGACTTGGCCTCGCGCCAAGCCGACAGGAGCTCGCGCAGCTCGGCGACATCCTCCGCCGCTTGCGGATCGGTGAGGCCCAGCCGGGTGAGCGCCCGCGTCGCGCCCAGTTCCCCCGCTTCCTCCGCCACAGCGCGCAGCGTGACGAGGTCCGCGCCGCTGTCCGCCGCCTGCGCCAGCAGCCGCGCCAGAACGTCCCCGCTCATGACAGGCCGACCATCTGGCGCTTCTCCGCCGGATCGAGGAAATCGGCGCTCGCCGCCATGGCCCAAAGCATCTGCCGTTCCTCGGCCAGCGCGGTGACGCGGTTGATATCGACCGACAGGCTGGCGCCCTCGAACCAGCCCGCCAGTCCCTGCGCCAGCCCGCTCAGGATTCCGCCCGCCAGCGGCAGGATCGCCTGTCGCCACAGCGCGCGGTTCGCCTCGCGATAATTGGCATAGGTATTGTCGCCGGGCAGGCCGAGCAGCATCGGCGGCACTCCGAACGCCAGCGCGATCTCGCGCGCCGCCGACGACTTGGCCGCGATGAAGTCGAGTTCGGCCGGCGTCAGGCTCATCGCCTGCCACTTCAGCCCGCCCTCCAGCAGCAGCGGCCGCCCCGCATTGCCGCTGCCCGCAAAGCCCTCCATCTCGGTACGCAGCCGCTCGAACTGGTCGGGGGTCAGCGTCGAGCCATCGCCCGGATCATAGACCAGTGCCCCCGAAGGCCGCGCCGCATTGTCGAGCAGCGCGCGGTTCCAGGCGGCGGCGGCATTGTGAATCGCGATCGCCCCCGCCGCCGCGCCCAGACAGCCCAGCCCGTAATGATCGTCGAGCGGGTGGCAGCTTTTCAGATGCACCACCGACGGCTTCACCGGATCGACCGGCAGCGTCGTCACCCGGCCCCCGGCGCGGTAGAGATAGGCGGCGGGCCAGCCGCTCGCGTCCAGCTCCATCGTCACCCGCTCGGGACGCAGCGCGAACAGCTCGACCACATCGCCCTCGGCATCGCGCAGGATCTGCACATAGGCGTTGCCGTGTAGCAGCATGTGCGTCGCCACCGTCTCCAGCAGCGCCTGCCCCTCACTGCGCGCCGCGACCAGCGCGACCAGTTCGGGATGCGACGCGGTGAGCGGCGCATCGGCCAGCCCGCCCGCGACCATGCGCACCGCGCGCTGCGCCACCGGATTGCGGAGATAGCCCTCGCGCACCTGGCTCTCATAGGACGGTGCCGCCCCCGTCAAAGGCACCCCCGACCGGGCCAAACCCAATCCGAGCAAAGGACGCGCGGCCCCCCGCCCGGTCTTGCGACCGAACATCCTCATGATCGAATCTCCTTTAGCTCCTCCCCGGCACGGGGAGGTGGCAGCGCGCAGCGCTGACGGAGGGGGGCTTCCACGCAAGGTCACCCCTCGCCGCGATCCCCCTCCACCATCCTGCGGATGGTCCCCCTCCCCGTTCCGGGGAGGATCAGCTCACAAATTCCGTATCCCCGGCGGCCCTCGCCCCGACAGCATCAGCTCGGTCAGCGCCCAGACCAGCGCATCGGCGCGATCCGGCGAGCGGCCCGGTCCGTCATAGGCCCCCGCCACCCCCAGCCCGCACAGCTCGTCCTCCAACGCCGGAAACCCTCGCGAATGCCAAACCCGCCCCTGCGCATAGAGAAACGACACCGGCTCCGCCCGCGCGGCCTTGCCGATCGAGGCGTACACCAGATGCACCGGCAGCGTCGGGTCGGCGAGCCGCAGCACGCTCTCCACCATGTCGCCGCCCTGGTTGCGCTCGGCCACCACCCGGTCCGCGCGGTTGCGCCGGGCACAGCCCGCGACCCGCGCCGCCCAACCCTCGGGCGAAAGCCCGGCCTCGCTGGCGTCCTCCAGCACATAGCCATGGCCGTCGCGCCCCAGCCCCACCGCGACGATCCCGCAGGCATCGCCGCCGCTGGTCGCGGGCGGATCGACGCCGACCACCACCCGGTCGAGCGCGGGCACCGTCTTCGCCCGTTGTCGGTCGAGCAAAGCGCGGGTCCACAAGGCCCCCTCGCGGTCGTCGACCATCTCGCCGTCCAGCTCCTGCCGCCCCAGCCGCGTGTCGCCGTACTGGGCGATCATTGCGTACTGGAAGCTGTCGGGCAGATGCGCATTGTCGCTGGTCCGCCCGATCGTCTCGACACAATCGGGCAGCGCCATGACCTTGCGCATCAGCGGCGTCGCGCGCGGCGTGGTCGTGACCAGCACGCGCGGCCGCTCGCCCAGCCGGAGCGTCATCATCAGATTGTCCCATCCGGCCTCCCCCTTCCACTTGCCCAGTTCGTCGCACCAGGCGGCATGATGCTGCGGCCCGCGCAAAGCCTCGGGCGCGGCGGCCGAATAGGCGAAACCGATCGCGCCGGACGCGAAATGCACCTGCCCCAGGCTGCCGATCCATTTGGGCGTCTCGCCCTTGCGCGCTACCGCCAGCAGCCCGCTTTCGCCGCGCACCATCACTCGCTCGACATCGCGCAGTGTCGCCCCCATCAGCGCGATCCGCGCGCCCGGATGGTCGCGGGCCAGCGCGCTGACCCACTCCGCCCCCGCGCGCGTCTTGCCGAAGCCGCGCCCGGCGCGGATCAGCCAGACCCGCCAGTCGCCCGGCGGCGCGACCTGTCCGTCATGCGCCCATAATTCCCAACGCTCGACCAGTTCGCGCTTCTGCGCCGCCGTCAGTGCGGCCAGCGCCTGTTCGCGCGCACCCGGCTCCAGCATCGCCAGCGTGGCGAGCCGCGTTGCCGCATCCTGTCCCGCCATCATGCCATCCCCTTCAACCGCCGCCGCGCCAGCCCATCGAGCGCGCGTTCCAGCGCCGCATCGGTCTCGGCCGCATCGGCCTGTGCCGCCTCGCTGACGCCATCACCGGCCTGGGCCAGCGCATCGCGGCGGGCGAGCAGCTTCAGATAGAATTGCACCTCGGTCGGCTGGAGCGGCGGGGTGATGGAGAGGCCGGTGGTCCCCGCACCGGCCTCTCCGCCTCCCTCCCCGTCCCCGGCCGCCAACAGGGCGAGCATCCGGCGCAGCAGCCCTTCCTCGACCAGCGCATGTGCCGCGCCGATCGCCGCATCCCAGGCCTCGCCAAAGGCCCGGTCGCGCGCCCGCAAGGCGCGTGCGGCCCGCAGCGTCTCTCCCACCGCCCGTGCCGCCGCTCCCGCATCGGCGCTGACCGCCAACGCCGCCAGGAATTGCCGTCGCCGCGCCAGCGTCCACCGCGCGCCCTCCCCCGTTCCGGCCATTCCCACTCCCCCCGTAACACCGAGCGCGAACCCGACCGCTCCCCCGGTCGCATCCGCCCCTCGATGTTCCCTTTATGTACCGATGCCGGTGGGGTTTGTATCCAACAAACGAACCAGATGGGTTGGAGGCATAAAAGCGGCTTGCCAGATGCGGAACGCATCGGCATTAGGCGGGCCTTCCCGAGAGGGGGCGATTAGCTCAGTTGGTAGAGCGTCTCGTTTACACCGAGAATGTCGGCGGTTCGAGCCCGTCATCGCCCACCATTCCAAACATCCCTGAATAGCTCCACCCCGGCGAAGGCTAAGGTCTAGCCGCCATGCGCTCGGTGGAGCGGTAACGGGTCGGGATTTTTTGTTCGCGCGGAGACGCGGAGGCGCGGAGGTGCCTCGCCTGCGGCAGCTTTGTGCCTCTCTCCGCTTGGTGATGAAGGCGTGCCCAGGCCAATCGGACACCCTCTCTGCGTCCTCCGCGC